GCATCTATTACAGTGGGTACTGTTGTTGGAGGCGACAAAATATTAGGGCAAGACGCAAGCGATAGCGATAACCTAAAATCATTTACCGCCTCTAGTATTGCTGACTTAGCTCCTCAAGGGGACGTGACGGCTTCAACTACTAACACTTTCACTAATAAGACATTTGATGCTAACGGAACAGGTAACAGCATTTCAAACATTGACTTAACAGCAGATGTTATTGGGATTACTCCAATTGCTAATGGAGGAACTAACGCAAGCAGTGCTAGTTCAGCTCTATCTAACTTAGGTGGAATCGGGGCGGCCACTTCTAACACTTTAACTAATAAGACATTTGACGCTAACGGAACTGGAAACTCTATCACAAATATAGACGTGGTAGATTTGTCTGACGGTACGGACGGTGAGTTAATCACATGGGGCTCAGACGGGTCTCCTGAAACTGTAGCGGTGGGGACAGCTAATCAGGTCCTAACATCTAACGGAGCAGGTGCCGCTCCAACATTCCAAGATGCGCCTGGAGGCGGTGGAGGCTCTGCGATATGGGAAGAGGTTGGCTCTGCTGATTTATCCTCCTCTAGTAACATTACTTGGACGGCGGCTGACTATAAAGAGATACACGTTTCAGTGCATAGTTTAGATTTTTCCGCTACAGCCGCACAAATCCAGTTTAGGCTTATAAATGCGGCAGGCACTACAATATCATCTGGATATGGAAGCACAGGGGTAACTACAGACACTTTTAATGGGGGAAGTATAGGATATTCCTCTAGCGGTTCAGCTGCATATACAGGCCAAAATATGAACATACAGGACGGAAGTGGTGTAGCGTATGTTAGGATTACTGGTACTAATTCTTCGTCTATCAAACCTGTTATGGATATAGTTGTAGGTGGTAGGTTTACAAACGTCTCTCACTTATCTACTGGCAGGTTTACGTCTTGGACTACCACTACCATGGTAGGCGTAGGTGGGATTGCGATACAATCATCAACAGGTAGTATTAATTCAGGAACAATGACAGTATATGGAATAAAGGTATAACAGTATGACACATGAAGATTTTTTAAAAGCGATAAACTTCTTTCTTTTAGAAAGCGGTGAAACTCAGGCAGGGATAGATGAGAAATTCTCTACAGGTATATTAAAGGGTGAGACTGAACACTCAGTTTTATTGTGGGACTTCTCTTTTGAGAAACCTTCGGAGGAGGTCCTGCTTGGGTTCTTAGAACAGGCAAACCTGCAGGAGTCTTTAAAAGAGTCCCTAGCCAAGACGGACGCTCAACTGTCCCGTTCGGATGAAGACGAGGCTAAAAGAGTTCTACTTGACCCGGAGATTTCTTTGATTGACCTGAGTGAAATACTAACACCGCTTCAATTAATAGCTTACAATAAAAAAGTGGCTTTAAGGGCTTATCTAAATTCAATTTAAGGGAAATAAAAACTACTTATAAGTGGGTGCTAAATAATTAAAATTAAGGTGTTAAAATGAAGGTGTTAAAACCTATAGAATACAACAGGGGCGTTGAACAGCGTTTAGAAAAAGCCGTTTTTAAGGTTATATACAAGGCTGTTTACGAAAACATATTTAAAATTATCAAAGAACACAACGCCACAGTTTTTGAAAATGCAAACGGTGCTTTGCGTGAAGCATTGCGCTCTGGTCGCATACAATATGAGGGTGGAAATTTTTCAGGTAAATTTAATACTAAAATAAGTAAAGAGCTAAAAAAACTTGGTGCAAAGTTTAACGCAAAAAGAAAACTGTGGATTTTAAACGAAAGTTTAATGCCTGCTGACTTGCAAGGTGCGGTTGTCGTTGCGCAGAATAGGTTTTTACAATTACACGCTGACATAAAGACAGCTTTGAGTAGTAAAGGTGTTGATAAGATAATAGAGCAAGCCAATTTAACTGGTGACTTTCAAAAGACTGTTTACGGATTAGAGAAGCAATTTAAAGCAAGTGTTTCACCAATTGGTGTTGTTCCAGATTTAAGCGAGGGTACTGTAAAAACCTTGTCAGAAAGCTACAACTTTAATATGAAAATTTATATTAAAAATTGGGTTGAAAAAGATATTGTTGAGTTACGCAAAAAAGTTGAAATTAATTCTTTTAAAGGTGCAAGGGCTGAAACGCTTGTAAAGGACATTCAAAAAAACTATGGAGTGTCACAGCGCAAGGCAAAGTTTTTGGCTAGCCAAGAAACAAGGCTCATAACTGGGCAGTTTACAAAAGAACGCTATAAAAGTGCAGGTATTGCAAAATACAGGTGGTCAACAAGTAATGATAGCCGTGTTAGAAGTGAACACAGGCACCTGCATGGAAAAGTGTTTTTATGGGACGAAGCCATCATTGATGACGAGGGAACAAGAGGCAACCCTAAAGAGGCATTTGGTTGCAGGTGCAAGGCTATTCCAGTTATTGATTAAGGGGTGGACAGTATTTTTTTTATACGATACAATGTTAATAATTCAAATAAAAGGTTTTATTTAAATTGAATAAAAACGCAAAAGAAAAACCTATGGTGTTTTATGCAAAACACATGGTAAACGGTATCGCTCAATATGGCGATAACGAGCGTATCCTTGTAACCACTCAAGCCATTAAAGAAATGTGTAACTCTTTTCAGGGTTGCCCTGTTTTTGTTGATCACCAAGAAGTGGACATGGAGAATATTCAAGAAACCGCTGACGGTTACGTTACAGATTGTTTCTTTAACGAAAATGATGGTTGGTTTTGGGTGAAGTTTGTAGCGGTGAGCGACAGCGCAAGAGAGGCAATTAATATGGGTTGGTCAGTATCCAATGCATATATGCCTACGTTTAAGGAAGAAGGTGGAACATACTTAAACGTCCCTTACAATAGAGAAGTGGTTGGGGGTAAATTCGACCACTTAGCAATTGTTCCAAATCCTCGTTATGAGGAAGCCTGTGTTATGACTTGTGACGAATACAAGAATTATAACTTGTGCAAGAAGCAAGAGATGGAAGGGCTTAAAAACTCTAAAGATAAACCAAGTGAAAGTAAGATTAATATGTTAAAGTTCTGGAAAAAAACAGAAGTATCAAACATTAATGACTTATCAGAAGCTTCATTAACGCTGTCAAACGGTGAAGATAAAACAATCAAAGAAATGATTGATTTTGTTGAAAACGCAACAGTCGAAAAAGAAGAAGACGATAAATCTGAAAATGCAGTTGACGAGAACATGAAGGTCAACGTTGGCGATAAAGAAATGTCAGTAAAAGAGCTTGTCGAAGCGTATGAAAATATGTGTGCCAAGAAAAACACTGACAATGAAGAAGAGAAAGCCGAAAATGAAGCTAAAGAAAAAGCTAAAAATGAAGCTGAAAAAGCCAAAAAAGAAGACGATGAAGCCAAGAAGAATGCCAAGGAAGGTGAAAAGCAATTAACAAACATGAAAAGTGCTATTCAAAACTCCGAAGGTAATATTGAGGCTTTTGTTCCTTTATCTATAAAAGAGCAAATCGAAATTGGTAAACAAAAATATTAAAGGGTAAATAAATGACTACATTAAACCAAGTTACCATTGAAAGAGAAAAGGGATTACTTTCACCCAACCAAGGTGGAGTGACAGCAGGCTTTCAGTGTTTAGTTGCTACAGACGAAGCGGACGATTTAGTAGCAGGTCAAGCGGTTAAGCTTGTGGACGTTGCAGGTGCTAACATTCGTGTTACGGCTATTGACGCAATTACAGACAGCGTGTTTGGATTTATTCCATACGGTATGTCTAAAAATGCTTATAGCGCAGACGATAGCGTGAAAGTGTTTACTGACGGAGCAGTTATGACTATGGAAGCAAGCACAGCAATCGCAGTTGGTGCGGAAGTTATGCTTGTATTGAGCGGTGACAAAGTTGTTACTAAAACATCGACTAACACAACTGTTGGTATCGCACTAGGGAAAGCGTCTGCTAATGGCGACCTTATCCCAGTATTGATTACAACAAAAGGTCTATAAGAAAGGGCTAAATAATGATTATGAACCGTAAAGAAGCTATTGATGCAGGTTTAGAGAGATTGGCAAACGGCTTTAAGCAAGCTTTACCAAAACTTGAAAACTCTGGGGTTGAGGCTATTATCACAACTTTAACATCTATTCGACAAAAAATTACAGAACAGAAGTTCTATGAAGTAGCACCTTCAACCTTCATGCCTGTAGTTGTAGGTGATAACCCGTTTACAATAGAACAACTTGTATGGACAGAAGCCTTTGTTGGTGACGATTTAGAAGCAGGTATTGTTGATTATAACTCTAACGATGGTAAAAACACTCGTTCAGAAGTTAAAATCGACCCTATCATTGTTAAGCGTCGTTACTGGGCAAGAGAAATTAATTACAACATTCTTGAGCTAAACACAATTGCACGCTCTGGAAATTTCTCTGGTATTTCATCAAAAGAACGTTCACGTTTTAAATCTTGGCAGTTGCTTATTCAAAAAGTTGCTTTTCTTGGTTTAGAAGCTGATGGTCAAGTAAAAGGCTTGTTAACTCAAAATACAGTAAACAGCAACACAACAGTAATCACAAAAGACATTAAGTCTATGAGTGAAGCTGAATTCCAAGCATTCTTGAGTGGAATTATCCCTGCCTACTTCTCAAATGCTAACAACACAGTTTATCCTGATACATTTCTTATCCCAAGTGATGATTATAATGGTCTTGGTACTGCTGTGAGTGAAACATTTAACTTGAAGTCACGTTTACAACGTATCCGTGAAAACTGTATTGAAATCACAGGCAATGCAGACTTCTTGGTTGCTCCTTTGGCTTACTGCCAACAAGAGAACAACACATTAGGTCTTAACCGTTATGCAATGTATCGCAGAAATGATGATACATCACTTTATATGGATATCCCAGTTGACTACATGACAACTGCACAGGATACTGTAAACGGTATGAATTATACATCAATCGGTTATGGTCAGTTTTCAGGTTGCAACGTTTTGCGTCCACTTGAAATTTTGTACTTTGACTATGCAAACGCATAAGGAAGAATTTAATGAAAATTTTTAACACAGGTAAACGTATTATCGCAGGTGTAAAACCTACAGAAGCAGGTGAGTTCAAAAAAGAAGAAGGGGACGCATTGTTAAAGATGTACCCTTCTGAACTTGCTAAAACTGATAAGAATAGCAAAGGCGAAGATACAAAGGCTCTAACATCGGAAGTTAAAAAGCTTAAAGCTGAATTAACTACATTAGAAGCTAAAATTGTTGATCTTGAAGAAAGTGCTGAAACTTCACTAAAAACTATTAGTGATTTGGAAGACAAATTAGTATCTTCAATTAAGATTGATGAAACACCAACTGAAACTGCTCAAACAGATCCAGTTGTATAAATAAAAGAAAAGGTCACGGGATTATGAGCGCATGTTTAGACACCAAAAGTGTACAAGGATTTAAAAGCTTATTTTTCCGTGATTTTTATTATTTGCCAAGTTGGGAAGTAGATAAAATTTACAACAGCGGTGACGTTGTTTATTATGAAACCAACAAGTTATTTTATAAATGCAACTCAAATGGCACGGTAGGCGGATTACCTACTGGCGAGAATTGGGGATTGCATTGCGATGATGCACTTGATTATATACAAGATGCAGATATTACAAAGGCTTTTCAAGAAGCCACTTTATCATTTAATGAAGGTTTGGTTGATGGAGATTGCGATCAAATTTTGTTTGTTTACTATTATTTAACAGCTCATTACTTAGTAAATGACATAAGAACAAGCTCAAAAGGTCTTAACGGTACGGGTGAGGGTACTATAACTAGCAAGTCAGCAGGTGGTGTTTCTGTCACTTACGCAATACCAGAAATATACTTGAATAACCCTTCATTTAATTTTTACACCAAAAGCGACTATGGTATCAAATATTTAAACCTTGTTTATCCTAAGCTGATTGGAAACGTTGAAGTTGTAAAAGGGAGAACCCAAGCTTGAAAATAGATGTTAAATCTGACTTTTCAGGATTAAAAGAGCTTAAAAAAGCTATGAGCGAAGAACTTGAAACAAGAGTTGGAATATTAACAAGCACCAATGCAAGAACAGATGCAGAAGGCGGTGAAATAGATAATGCCAATCTTGGTATGATACACGAATTCGGAAGCGTATCAAATAAAATACCACCTCGTTCATTTTTAAGAATGCCCATAGAGCAAAATAGTGATAAAATAAAAAACATGGTTATGAAAAAGTCTGGCCAAATAAAAGAAGATATGGCAAACGGCAGTGGAGAAATGCTTTTTGAGATATTAGGTTTAGCTAGCGAGAATATTGTTCAAAGCGCATTTGAAACGGGTGGTTTTGGTCAGTGGGCTAAAAATAAATCTTCTACAATTAAAAACAAAGGCAGTTCAAGTCCTTTAATAGATACAGGGCAATTGAGAGAAGCTGTTATAAGCAAGGTGGTTAAAAAATAATGTCAATTAAAATTAGTCAAATATCTGGAATGCCACAAGTCGCAGATGCTTTTTCATCTTGGGTTGTTAATTTCACTTTGATTAAGGTTACACAACAAAATAAAGACGGCTTTATAACCAACAATGAAGAGCTTTTGAAGTTTAAAGGCTCTATACAACCATTGAGTGCGGAGCAAGTGCAGATGAAGCCAGACGGAGAGCGTTCATGGGAGTGGTTACAGGTACACGCATTAAATGGTAGCTCGACAAACTTGCGCATTAATGACCGCATACTTTATGACGAGAAGCCTTTTAAGGTGATGGGTATAAAAAACTGGAAACTTAACGGCTATATTGAATATCACTTACTTGAGGATTATAGAGATGAATAATTTGCAAGGTGATTTTGTTGCGATTGAAAGTGTTATAATTGACATTATAAAAAACGAACTAACGAACCTTTTAGACGAAAATATTTGGATACAAAACCAAAACAGAAATATACCACCAAGCGATGAAGCTTTATTTGTTGTTGTGGGTATGACTGACAGCAAGGTTATTTCAAATACAAATAGTTCAATACCAACAGAAACGGGTATGAGCGAAATACAGCAAGTCATATCAAAAGAAAATATACAGATTGATATGATTAGCCGTGACAATAAAGCCCTGTTGCAAAGAAACGAAGTTGTTATGGCTTTAAATTCTGTTTATTCAAAGCGACAACAAGAACTTTACAATTTTAGGATTTTTAAAATACCCACTTCATTTGTTAACTCAAGTGAGGCGGAAGGAACAAGCCAACTTAACAGGTTTTCTATAGTTATACCTTGCCACGTTTGGTATAAGAAAACGGAGGTTATTTCATCAGAAGACTACTATGATGATTTTGATACAAAGGTTGACGATGATAAACAAACTGGTATAATTGAATTTAATATTACAGAAGGATAAAAAATTATGAGTACAAGCACACTATCTATCGGCAATGTTATTAACGTAACCGTAACAAACACTCCAAGTGGTTTAGGCGAAGTGAACGTTAACAATGTTGCATTATTTACGAACGAAGCACCTTCTAATGCAGATGTTTTTAGAGACTACACCTCGGCTATGCAAGTTGAAAAAGATTTTGGAACGGATAGTGTTACAGCTAAAATGGCTCAAAGCGTTTTTTCTCAATCACCTAATATAAGAAGCGGAAATGGTCAGCTTATTATTGTTCCATTAAATAGTTCTGTATCTGCCACGGTAGGCGATGCAACAACAACTGACATTTCTGGAAACTTGGCAAACTTTCAAGCGGTCACTGATGGTGAATTAAGGGTTGTTTTAAACGGTGTAAATCGTGATTTAATAGGTTTAAACTTTACAAGGGCTGTTACATTGGCGGACGTTGCAGAAATTATTGCAATCAAATTGCCTGATATTTCAGTTTCAGAAAGTTCAGGTACTCTTTTGTTTAGCTCTAAAAAGGTTGGTACAATTTCAACCCTAACCCTTGGGTCCACTGGGTCTGGTACAGATTTAAATGGTGCAGGCTTCTTGGACGGTTCAAACGCAACAGAAACAACTGGAACAAACTCAACTGGTGAAACATTAGCAGATGCGATAAATCGTGTTGAAAATGTAATTTCGTTCACTGGTGTATTTACCAACCTTGATATTGAAGACACTGTTTTAGTACCAACGGCTCTGTTTATGCAATCTCGTGATAAAATTTTCATGCATCACTTCGCAAGTAGAGAAGATATTGCAGGGATTGCTACGACTATTTCAAGTGCAGGTCAAACTCATACTCGATGTATTTTACACACTGGTGGATTAGATGTCGCCAATCTTGCCAAATCTGCTTATGTAGGTAGAGCATTTAGTGTAAACACAAGAGGTAGCAACACGGCTATCACAATGAACATTAAAGATTTAGAAGGTGTGCTTCCAGATGCAGGTATAAATCAAACTGTTTATGGTCAAGCAAACACAGCAGGTATGGATTTATATGTACCTTATAGGGGGTTAGCTTCTGTTTACTCGACAAGCGGCAACGACTTCTTTGATAATGTTTACATGAACTTTGCTTTAAAATTTGCACTAGAAACAGCAGGCTTTAACCATTTAAGACAAACAAATACAAAAGTACCGCAAACGCAATCAGGCATGAACGGTTTAAAATCTGCTTATTCTGTTGTATTGGACAGGTTTGTATCTTCCAACTTTGTTGGAGTAGGTTTAACATGGAACTCAAGCGAAACATTTGGAGACCCTGAAATATTTAAAGAGAATATTAAGAATAAGGGTTATTACGTTTATAGCTTGCCAATTGCTTTGCAGGACAGCGTAGAGCGTGAAGCTCGTAAAGCTCCTGTTGTTCAAATAGCTGTTAAACGTTCAGGTGCAATTCACACAAGCGATGTGCTTGTTGTTATTAACGACTAGAAAAGGATAAAATTATGTCAACAGTAACACTAACAGGGGACGATACTCTCACAATATTTGATAGAAATATCAATGATTTTGCAGATGGAGACAATACAACTATTACATTTCCGAATGAACTTTTAACTTTAAAAACAGGTAAAAACGGAAATGCTATTTATGCAAAAAACGCAACTGGTAACAATTGCGATATGACTTTGCGTATAATCCGTGGCAGTTCAGATGACCGTTTCTTAAACGGATTGTTAAATTCTCAAATTCGGGATTTAGTAAGTTCTGAAACAGCCAATGGAACATTTGTAAAAGCATCTGGTGATGGAAAAGGAAATGTTACTAACAGCATTTACTCTCTATCTGGTGGTGTATTTAACAAAAACGTTGATGTAAAAGAAAACGTTGAAGGCGATACAGAACAAGCTATTTCTGTATATAATATGAAATTCGCATTGGCTGTAAACTCAATCGGATAATAAAGGAAAAACACCATGTCAAATACCACAACCACAAAGAACGGGGCTGAACTTATAGTTCGCCCTGCTTCTATGCAAAAAGCACTTGCTTTAAAAAACGCCATTGTTTCTGAAATAGGTGAAACAGATATAAAAATAAAAATGCAAGATATGAAGTCATTAAAAGACGGAAATATTGAAGATTTTATTCCTATAGTCTCTAAATTAGATAGCTCTGAAAAAATACAAAAGGCTGTTTTTGACTGCTTAGTTCATTGCTCTTATAACAGTGCCAAAATAACAATAGAGCTTTTTGACAACGTTGAAGCGAGAAAAGACTACTACGAAATTTTAATTGCCTGCGTAAAGGAAAATCTTTCACCTTTTTTCGGGGGTCTGTTTTCATCGTTGAATTTGAAGTTGAAGGAAGCAGAAGAAAGCCAAAAGTAGAAATAAAAGATGAAGCTAGGTTTATCGCTTGCAGATTAGCAAAGGCAGGATACTTTGGAGGCGACCCAAGAAACGTTTTAAATGCAGATATTAATGTCGTTTATGATATAATAGATTACGAATCATTTGAGAATGATTATGCACAGGCCACAAGTGAAATGAATAAGGAGTAAATTTTATGAAGATTGCAGACTTTTTCGTAGCACTTGGGGTTGATGCAGATCAAAAAGAATTAAATGACTTTACAAAAGGCATTGAGAACCTTGATAAAACATTAAGCCAATTAAAGCTTGTGGCGGTTGCATACGCTATGGACGTATTTACACGCTCTACAGTAAACAGTACAGTTGCTATTCGTAACTTTCAAAACCAAACTGGGCTTATGGCAGAAAGTTTAAGGAACTGGCAACTTGGGGCAGAGCTTTCAGATATTAGTTTAACGGCAGATGCTGTAGCTTCTTCTATAGGGAACTTGCAACAGAACTTGACACAAATATCAATGGGAGGGGGAAATGTTTCACCGTTCCAACTTATGGGTATTAATGTAAGTGGTAAAAACGCATTCCAAGTTTTGGAAGATGTGAGGCAATCAATAAAAGGGTTGAGCAATGCACAGTCTACAAATTTAATACAACAAATGGGTTTAAGCCCACAATTTATTAATGTGTTGCGCTTATCAAGAGAAGAGTTTGAAAAGCTTTATAGTGATAAATCTATATTAAGCGAAGAAAAGATGAAGGCTGTCGTTGACATGGGTACAGCCTTCACCAATTTAAAATTGGTGTTGGTCAGTTTTAAAGACCAAATAGTTGCAGGTATATCACCTATGTTAACTACGCTTGCAAACGGATTATCTTATGTGGCTCAAAAGGCGACTGATTTTGTATCTGGTATTTCATTGGGTGACAATATTGTCAAAGGATTAGCTTTGGCTATGGCAAGTTTATTAGCTGTAGTAATGCCATTTACAACGGTTTTCACTGGCGTTGTTTTGATTATCCAAGATTTTATAACTTATATGAATGATGGTGACAGCATAATAGGTAGAATGATTAATAGCGTAAAAACTCTTGGAAACGCTATAAAAGAATTTATACTAGATAAATTGAAATCTCTTATGGGTTATGTTGACGAAGTAGTAGGAAAATTTGAGGGGTTAAAAAACTTTGGCTCAAATTTAGCAGATAGTGCAAGCGGTGCAGTAACAGGGCTTGTAGACGGTATTGTGGGAGGGGCAAGCAACGTGGCAAGTTCTTTAAGCAACAGCTTTGCAAATACATTTAATATCAACAGCAATGCAGACGGCAATTCTATAGCAGGAAATGTCATGGACATGCAACAAACACAGCTTAACTATACAATGAGCGAGTTAAACAATGGGGTGGCCAATTAATGCCTGCAAACGATTATTTAAACGCAAGTAATTTTAACAAAGTCAAAGATGGCTTTCAGAGGTTTGTGGTGTCACCTGCTCAACAGTTTGGTATAGCAGGTTTTGTTTTTGATGTTGAAGGTGAAACTAGCCAAACAAGTGTTAATGAAATTACAGATCATTATGTTGAAGATAACAGTGCTGTACAAGACCACGTTGCATCAAGGCCAAAGGTTATAACTTTAAACGGCTTTGTGGGTGAGTTAGTTTTTCGTGAGAAAAATGAAAAACTTTCTGGCGTTAGAAAGGCAATTGAAAAAGCCACTGTATTGTCGCAATACCTTCCACAACTTGCCACAAGTGCCAAGCAGTTAAAAGATGAGCTTACATCTGAAAAACCATTAGGTAGTTTAGACCTCGACAATATAAGCGACATTTATTCATCTGTTAAAAATTTAAACCCAGTTGCGAGTAAACAACAGCAGGCTTATATATATTTTGAAACATTGCGTATTCAGAAAGTTTTAATGAGTGTGCAAACGCCTTTTGAATTTGTCAAAAACATGGTTGTTGAAAGTATCGTTGCTGTACAAAGTGGTGATACAAAAGATATTTCAAGTTTTACAATAACATTAAAAGAAATTAGAAAAGTTGAAACCGTGTTTTCAAAGTTTGAACAAAAGAAGTATGAAAGCAAAACTGGAATACAGGCAGAGCCGGAAACAGTAAAAGGTAAAGCTCAAGGTGAAAAAAAATCTTGGCTTGCAAGTGCGAGGGATTATTTTAATTGATACAAATTACAGAAATAGGTACAGAAGCTAGGCAGGTATTTGATTTAGTTGATGAAAGTAACGAGCGCATAAAATTCACCTTAGCGTTTAAACCTTCACAGCAATCTTGGTACTTTGGTATTGAATATAAAAACTTTGTACTTTCAGGCCAAAAGGTTGTAAATAGCCCAAACCTTTTAAAGCAGTATGAGAAAATATTGCCATTTGGTTTAGAGTGTTTTATTACTGATGGTTCAGACCCTTATTTTATAGACGACTTTTCAAGCGCAAGGGCTGTTCTGAATTTATTAACTTTGGAAGAAGTAAGCCTTTTAAATGAGGAGTTTTTCAGTTGAAATTTCAAAGAAATTACAGGTTAATTGTTGAAACTGCAAACGGTGGTTTTTTAACCATACAACCTGATTTAACACTTGAGTTTGATGTAAAGCGTTCTACAAATGCTAGCCTTAATAGCGCACAATTTAGGATTTACAACCTTTCAAAATCAAACGCTGATAATATTTTTCAAGATAGGTTTAATCCAAAGTCATACAAAAGAATAGTTTTGCAGGCAGGTTATGGTCAACAGCTTTCAACTATCTTTATTGGAAACATTTTTAAAGCCAACACTTATAGGCAGGGAACAAACCTTGTAACAACAATTGACGCTATTGATGGTGGCTTTGATACTACAGGCACTATAACAGCCAAAACGTTTCAAGGTGGCACACTGGAGGATATAGTCAGATCTTTAAGCGGTGATTTTGAAAAAATAACCTTGGGGGCTGTTGGTGATTTAAAAGGAGAGTTTAAAAGACCTGTTATATTAAACGGCAACACATTTGAACTTATGAAAAAATACACAGAAGACAATGTTTTTATCGACCTTGAAGAAATAAAAGTATTAAAAGAAAACGAAGGGATTGAAGGTGTTGTTCCTTTATTAAGCAGTGATACTGGCCTTATATCTGTAAGGCGTGATGATGCTTTTTTAACAGTTGAAACTATATTTGAACCAAGAATTATTATGGGACAATTGCTTGAAATAAAATCTTCAATAAACACTAAGTACGATGGTCAGTATAAAGTCATTGGTGTACAGCATGGGGGCGTTATATCGGGGGCTGTTTCTGGTAAATGTAACAGCGTGTTTAATTTACTTATTGGTAGTCAATTATTTGGGGAGTTTAACAGAGTATGAAGGTAAATAATTTTAAGCAAAGAAATGAGCCAGATCTGTCAGATATTTTGCAAAGCCTTAAAAGTGATATATTCAAGACAATGAACTGCATACAAATTGCAGAAATTCAAAGCTTTAATCCAGAAAAGCAAACTGTTAGCGCACAGATATCCATTAAGCAGGTTCTTGATGTTGATTTACAAGGTGTTAAAAGATATATGGATTATCCTATATTGCTTGAATGTCCTGCTGTATCTTTAAGCGGTGGAAGCGCACATTTAACAATACCACCCGTAAAAGGTGATAATTGTATAATATTTTTTAATGACCGTGATATAGATAACTGGTTTACAGAGGGCGGTGTAAAGCCACCAAATAGTATAAGACGACACGACCTAAGCGATGGAATTGCCCTCGTAGGTATACGAAACCTACAGAACACAATAGCCAACTATTTAACAGACGGGGTTCAGTTGCAGTACAATGAGAATAATAAAATTGAATTAAAAGACGAAATCATTGAAACCACAACGCCACTGTTAAAACAAAATGGCGATCAAGAAACAGATGGGAACGGAAAAACCAATTTAACTCACACAGTTATAGGCGGTTTAATTGTAGGGGGTACTGTAACTCAACTTGGTGGAGGCTCTACACCTTTAGTAATAAATGCACCTATTACAATGCAACGTGACTTTTTGCAAAACAATGGAAGCGTATTAGAGGCAGGAAATGGTGCTAGCGGTAGCTTTACAACAAACTCTGGATCAACTGTTACGGTTGTCAAGGGTATTATAACAAATATTTCATAAGGAGAATTATGGTTGCATTTAGAACATTAGACAGAAATGGAGATATAACTTTTGGAAAAGGAAAGTCAAATTATTCAAGAGAAGAAGATGCTATCAAATTAAATATAAAAACAAGAATAAATAGTTGGATTGGTGATTGCTTTTTTGATACAGAGGCAGGGATTGACTGGTTTAATAGGTTGGGAAGCAAAGGACAGCAGGCTTTGCTTGAAGAAGATTTGCGTTCCATAATCTTAACTACAGAAGGTGTTACAGGCATAACATCGTTTTCCACAAATGTTAGTGACAGAAAGTTCAATGCAAGTTACAATGTAAATACTGAATATTCAAAAGAATTTTCTGACACAATAGAAAGGTCGATATAATGCCAGACTTGTTAAATGAAAACGGCTTGCAGGTAAAAAGCCTTTCTGAAATAGTTTTAGAATTAGAAACATCTTTGCGAGAAATTTATGGAAGTGATATAAATTTAGAACAAAATAGCCCAGATGGTCAGTTAGTTAATATTTACGCACAATCAAGTATAGATTTGCGAGAGTTAATTCAAGAGACATATAACAGCTTTAATCCTGACACAGCTACAGGTCGTATATTAGACCAAAGGGTTGCTATTAATAACATTCAGCGTAAAGCAGGAACATATACAAACCAACCTATAGAAATCACAGTTGATAGAACTGTATCCTTGGCAGGCTTAGATGCTGAATTTAATAATTCAGATGGCGTGGGTTATACTGTTCAAGATGATAGCGGAAATCAGTTTATATTAATTGATAGTCGAACGCTTACAGTAGGTACGACAGAGGTTAATTTTAGGGCAAAAGATATAGGGCTTGTAGAAACAACAGTTGGAACTATTACAAACCAAACCACAGTTGTTTTAGGGGTTACAGATATAAACAATACAAGCGCACCTTTGAGTATTGGAAAAAATGAAGAGACAGATGCAAGCTTACGTGTTCGCAGGCAAGCGTCAGTATCAAATGCTTCAAATGGTTACTTAAACGGACTTTTAGGGAATATATTATCCATTGACGCAGTAACAGAAGCGAAGTTGATAGAAAATGTTACAAACACTGTAGACGCTGATGGAATACCTGCGCACGGTATTTGGCTTATTGTCGAGGGTGGGGCCAATTCTGAAATAGCCAATCAAATATATGGGCAAAAAAGTTATGGCTGTAATATGAAGGGCGGTGTTGAAGTTGATATTATTACAGCAAGCGGTGCAGTTTTCAATGCTAAGTTTGATAGACCTGTAAGTGAAGATTTATATATTCGATTTGATATTCAAAAGACAATTTCCACAGCGGTGTTTGACCAAACAACTATAAAAAATAATATAGTTGCAGGTTTAATTTACGGAATAGGTGAAAGTTCTGAAACCTCTTCTGTCACAGCGATTGCTAGGCAGTCTATCATTGACGCTAACGGTGGAAACCAAGGAGTTCCTGTTAATGTTGAGATTTCAAACGATGGCACAACTTGGGTTGACTACTTAGAAACAGACACTAAAGGTGCTAAATTTACATTAGACGAAACAAGAATAACGATAACGGTGCTTTGATATGCCAACAGTTGCAGAGATTTTACAGTATTATATAAACTTATTGATTATCCAATATGTAGGCAAGCCTAATATTGAAGGAACTTTATCAGCCTTGGTTAAGTCCGCTATCTCTGAAAATATTATATTTGATATAAAAGATGGGTTTGACCTTGAAACTGCTATTGGTGTTCAGCTTGATACTATTGGCAAATATGTAGGTGCTGATAGATTTTATAGTGGTCAAGAATTTACAGATAGATTTTTTTCATTCGGTGACTATGCAAGTAATGAAAAAACAACTTTAAGGGCAGGATTTGCCACATACTCAAATTTTGAAACAGAAGAAGGTGCGTTCTTAACATACCCTCAAGTAGTAAATGGCGGTTTGTCATTAGGAGATGATGATTACAGAATTATTATTAAATTAAAAATATTGCAAAACACTATAAATCATTCTCATAAAAGTATTGATGATGGGTTAGCATCTTTTTTCGGTACAGATATAAGGGCTGATAGTACAGGCGATATGATTATGAATTATTTTATCCCATCAAGCTTGTCTGCCACTGCACAGGTTGCTGTTGAAAAAAACGTACTACCAAAGCCTATGGGTGTTGAACTGAAATATTTAATTCAAGAGAAAAGCACTTTCTTTGGGTTTGCAACTTACAAGAACAGTTCAGATCCATTTATTAAAGGATTTTCAACATATTCTACGTTTGACACCGATGATGGTGAAATGCTAACATATAACAAATTACAAGAGGTTTAGAAAAAAATGTCTAAAATTTCAAGAAAACTACAGAAAATATTTGCTAAAACAGCAACCAACAATGGGGTATTTGGTTCTGCACAAGTTGGAACAAAAGTTCTCTCCAATGATTTGGATACAATTCAAAGTTTAACAGCCTTTTTAAGCGGTTGGGACGATGCAACCCTTTCAGGTTCAAAACTACCAACCTTGGAAGAAATGCAGTCATTGCACTACATTACAACAACACAAATTGCGTATTTATTTCAAGAAGGTTTGGCTGAATTCAACGATGATACAGAGTACCATTTAAATAGTATAGTTAAAAAAACAGGTACATATGAGCTGTATGGTTCATTAGTTGATGATAATTCAGGAAATGCTTTACCGAGTGGAGTTAGTAACACTAATTGGCAATATTTAGGCGACCTGTCCGACCTTGCAGGTTTTTCTGGAAGTGCTGTTGGCTCTATTAGTATTCACTATAACCTGTCTACAATTCCTGCCAACGAACTTATTCTTAACGGCTCTTCTTTTAACTCCGTTACATACCCATTATTAGAAACAGCTCTAGGTAGTACTACACTTCCTGATTTTAGGGCTGAATTTATTCGTGGTGCTGACCAAGGGCGTGGCGTTGATACAGGGGGTGTTATCGGTAGTACACAGGCAGATGATTTTAAATCACATACGCATACAACATCAGAGAATGGTTCTCAATTTTCAGCGGCATCAGGTAGTATTACCGCAATTGGTGGTTCTACTACTACAGGTGCAACAGGTGGCACAGAAACACGCCCTCGTAACATAGCAATTATATTCACAATGAAAGCGGAATAAAAATATGAACAATAGATTTTCAATAGCCTACTCATACAACGAGCAAGGTATTTACGTTGGTGAAACGGTGGCGCAAAAAGATAAGGTAGGAGAAATTTTAGTGCCTGCAATGGCTACTCTTAAAAAGCCAACCCTTAAAGCAGGCTACAATTCAGTATTCAAAACAAACAAATGGGTTCTTGAAAAAATTATCATTGAAGAGCCAGTGGAAGAAGTCGCAGTAGAGCTTACAGAGCAGGAACAGGCTATCGAAGAAATTATAAAACTCGAAAGAATGTTAGGCAACAAACGAGCTGTACGTGAAGCTGAACGTAAAAATGAGCCTGTAAAAGGTTATAACACAGACGGATCTGTTTACTGTGCTGATATTGAAGCAGAGATTGAACGCTTAGAAATAGAAATATTAAAGAGATAGTAGAATTCAAATAGGATTTTAAAACACAATTCAATAAAGAAAAATAAATGACACAAAAAGAAAAAGAAGACCAAATGCATGCAAGCGGTCATTTTATGATTAAAATATTGACTGCTATTACAGCATTTATGGCCACCCTTATACTGGCCGCTATTATATGGGGTGGAAGTACTTTAAATCAAATGCAAATATCAGTTAGCGTTCTTCAAGAAAGGTCAGTGATATCAATGGAGCAAATTGAGTCTTTGAGAAATGAGTTAAAAGACTCAACTCGTAATAGGTATACATCTAACCAAGCCGTCAATGACAGGAAAGTCACTGACATGGAAATAAGAATGTTAAATAATAAGCTTGATAGACTTTATGAAAAAGTAAAAGGACTTGAAAAATGAAATTAACACTGACTAGAACTCATTACCTTGAAGATTGTACTATAGGAGTTTTAAGTGTTGACGGTGAAACGTACAACACGCTTGAACGGGCTTGGTTAAACAACGCTGTTAACGTCTCTTGCATACCAAAAGGTTTATATAAAATGGTTCCGCACGGTTGGGAAAAAGACACCAGACTTAGGTTTAAAAACGTATGGCGACTGCTTGATGTTCCAAATAGAACAGGTATATTAATACATGTAGGAAATAAAGTAAGGTCAACACATGGTTGTATATTGGTTGGCAAAGGTGTTAATATAAGACATGGCAAGGCATCAGTAACAGATAGCCGTGACGCTATAAATGAGTTGCGTGAATTGCTATATACGAATTACAATGAAATTGAAATAAAAGATATCGAGGTTTAAATATGCCAAAGTGGAAAGATTTTCTAAATCCTGTTAAAATAATTATTACCACATTAAATCCAGTTGCAGGGGCAATTGTCTCTATTGCTGAAAAATTATTAATTAAACCTACAAAGAAAGTGAATGTTATGTT